GCCCGCGAGCTTGGACGGCTACGGCTACGTGGTGAACAACGACCTCGACCACATCGGCAGCGGTGCCGGCAAGGTTATCGCCGCCATTGGCGATTGGAGCCGCTACGTCGTCCGTGTGGTGGCGCTCCCCGAAATCATCCGCGCCAATGAGCTTTTCATCGGTGACGGCATGATCGGCTTCAAAGTCTTCCAGCGCATCGACGGCAATCTGGCCGACACGGCCGCCGTCAAGCTGCTGAAGACGGCAGCGGCGTAAGGCTACGGCATAGGTGTGGATGAGCCGGGGCTGGCACCACCAGCCCCGGCCACCACTCACCTGAATGGAGCACCACCATGAGCACCCGCGTTCGTTTTCTCACATCCGTGGTCGGAGCATCGGGCACCTACACCCGTGGCAATGTCGCTTCCGTCGCGGATGAATTTGCCCTCGACCTGTACGCCGCCAAGTACGCCATCCCCGAACCCGCGACCCCCAGCGGATCAATTGGAACATGGCTGGCAGCGGCGGGGCTGGCTCGGATGACCCCCTGTGCATCAGGTTTCATCACCGCATCGGGCGTTGTCGCAGAGCCGCCCGCCACGGGCGCGTTCTATTGCGACCCCGAGGTGGACACCAAGGTTACGGTGTTCTATCCGGGCGAGGTTGAGGCCGTGTTCGACATCATGCACCTGAAACCCCGATAGTTCTGTTTCCTCCGAGGGGGCCGGCATGGCCTACCCCATGCCGGCCCTTTTTTGAGACTCACCATGGCGCGTATCCAGATCAATCTCACGAACCCCAACGCCGAACCCATCGACGTGCAGCAGGCCAAGGACTGGATGCGCATTGATGGCACTGACAACGACGCCACCGTGGCCGCCGTGCTGTCCGCCGCCATCACGCACGTTGAGAACGACACGAACAGCCAGGTAAGGCCCGCAACGATCAATCTCTATCTGGACACATGGCCGGGCCGGGAGATCAATCTGCCCCGGCCGCCCTTCATTCCGCCTAGCGGTGCCGACAGCGGCATCACGTACATTGACCCGGCCGGCAGCCCACAGACGGTTGACCCCACTGCATACACATTCGTGGCGAGCCGCCCGGCCAAGGCCGTGCTGAACGCCGGCCAGAGTTGGCCCCAGACGAGCCCCAACCCCGACGCCATCACCATCACGTACCACGCCGGCCACGACGCCGCCGGCCACCCGCTCCCCGCTGATTTGCGGATTGCCATCCTGATGCTGGCCGGCCACTGGTTTGAGCACCGCGAGGCCGCCATGGACCGCACGGTGACGGAGATCCCGTTCGCGGTGCGGGCGATCCTCGACAAGTACCGCATGGTTGACGTGTGCTGAGGTGATCCCATGAACGCCACGATCCAAGTTCAATTGCGGATGCGCTGGCCGGGCCGGCTGATGCTGGGCTTGGCCATCATCGTGGCCCGCTGGTTGCCGCCCCTGCGCATTCCGCACAGTTGGATTGTGGCCGTCACCAACCGCAGTTGGGAGATGAAGGTGGGCAGGCAATGGAAGCCCATCCGCATCAACTCCGAAGGGAGGGTAATCGGATGATCCGCGCAGGCGAGCTTAAAGAACGTTTGGCGATCCAGCGCTGGACCCCGGTTGATGATGCGCTTTGGGGCAAGGGCGTGGGCGGGGGCTGGGCAACCGTTGCCACCATTTGTGCAAAGGTGGAGACGCTGGCCGCCACCGAGCGGATGCAGAGCCAGGGCGTTCAATCAGTCATCACCCACCGCGTCACCATCCGGTTCACCCCCGACATCACCACGAAGGACCGCCTCGAAACCACGGACGGCCGCGTGCTGGACATTGTGGGCATCATCGACGTGCAGAACCGCCACCAGGAATTGCAGATCGAATGCCAGGAATACCAGGAGGCGGCCAATGGCTAACGGCATGACCCTTCTGGGCGACAAGCAACTGGAGCGCGTCTTTAAGACGCTGGGGGACCGCGTGCAACGCAAGGTGACGCGGCAGGCCGTGAACACCGCCGCCACGCCCGTGCTGAGAAGCGCCCGGGCCAAGGTGCCCAACCGCTCAGGGCTGACAAAGAAGAGCCTTGGGAAAAAGGTGAAGACGTACAAGCAATCCAGCACTGTGGTGGCGCTGGTGGGGCCGAAGACCAATGTGGTGGGCGAAGTGGACGGAAAGAAGCACTGGCCGGCCAAGATTGCCCATTTGGTGGAAGGCGGGCACCTGAACTCTGACGGATCAATGACCCCGCCGCACCCGTTCCTGCGCCCCGCGTTTGACCAGAGCCAGGGCGAGGCCATGAACGTATTGAAAACCAAGCTGGGCGAGGGCGTGGAGCGAGAGGCGAAGAAGGCCGCCGGGGGTGGAGCATGATCGAGGCCGCCATCCGGAAGATTTTGGCAGACGCCCCGGCCGTGGTCGCGCTGGTTGCCGACCGCATTACGTTCGTTGTTGCCGATCAGAACGAACGCCGCCCGCGCCTCATCCTCACCCTTGTGTCTGCCGTCCCCGGCTACTGCCACGACGGCAAGGGCGGATGGGTGGAGGGGCGGATGCAATGCGATTGCCTTGCACCGACGTACCCCGAGGCCAAGACGCTGGCAGCCGCAGCCAGGGCCGCACTTGAGGAACCCGAGAACTACGCCGGCACCGTGGCCGGCACAGAGATTCTGAATTTGGAGATCGAAGACTCGCACGATGTGCCCATGATGCCGGCCGAAGGCCGCGCCACCCCGGCCACCTATGGCGTGTCATTCGATGTTCGTTTTCTTCACCGTGAATAGGAGGCCACACCATGGCTACCAAGGGAATTGTGCAACTGTTTGTGGGCGATGCCGCAACGCACGGCGGGTCCAATTCGTGGACACCCGTTACCAAGATCGTGGACATCAAGCCCAACCAGATCTCCGTGGACGACATCGAAACGTCGAATATGGACAGCCCCGAGCAGTACAAAGAATTCGATCCCGGCTGGAAGGACGCGGGCGAGGTGAATTTCACCGTGCAGCACCAGTCTGCCCAGCACGTCAGCCTGCTTGCCTTGCTGGCCACGCCACGGGGCTGGAAGGTGCAGTTTGCAGACGGTTCAAACTGGAAACTTGATGCGTACATCAAGAGCTTTCAGGACACCGTCGAACGCGAGAAGCTCACCCAAACTGAAATGACGCTGAAGGTGTCCGGCAAGCCCGTGTTCGCCGCCGCCAGCGGTGCATAACGATCCTGCCTTCCATGCCCGCGCCGGGCGGGAGCCTACGCCCGCCCGGCCCTTTTGACCTCAACAGGAGATGAAAATGCTTTCCCGTGATTCCATCTTGCAGGCCAACGACCTGCCCCGTGAGAAGGTCCAAACCCCCGAATGGGGCGAGGGCACCTATGTGTTCGTGGCGACGATGAACGGCACCGAGCGGGACGCCTTCGAGCAGAGCATGCTGGAGGGCCGCAAGGCCGCCAACCCGAACTTGAACAACATCCGCGCCCGTCTGGGCGTTCGCGTCATCGTCGATGACCAGGGCACCCGCATCTTCCGCGATGAAGACGCCGAGGCGCTGGGCCGCAAGAGCGCCAAGGTTCTGGACCGCGTGTTCGAGGTTGCCCAGCGGTTGAACGGCATCGGCGAGAAGGACGTGAAGGCCCTTGAGGGAAACTGAGAGCCCGGCCCGCGCGGCAATTCTGTTTCCTGTTGGCGCGGACGCTGGGCTGCACGGTCAGAGAGCTACTGGCACGCATCGACAGCCAGGAGCTTACCGAATGGGGCATCTATTACGGGCTGAACCCGTGGGGGCCGGAACGTGCTGATCTAGGGGCCGCCACCATCGCGGCAACCGTGGCCAACTGCCACGCCACCAAGGGCCACACGTTCAAGCCGTCCGATTTTCTGCCCCGCTACGGTGCCCCGCCCGAGGCTGAAGAGAAGACGCCCGAGCAATTGAAGCAGTTGGCGATGCAGACCAATGCCCTGATGCATGGCGTGTTCCAGTGAGGTGAGTTATGGCCGTTATCGGAAAATTGGCAGTCGTAGTGTCCGCCTCGACAGGGGCGTTCACGGCTTCCATGAAGCGAGCCGTTGCCCCGCTGAAGGACTTCGGCA